GGGCCGAGCTCACCTCGAAATCTGCCGAGGAACTGCCGAACAAGCTGCCAACTACTGTAAAAAGGATGGAAACTTTACAGAGCATGGCGTGTTCCCAGTTGGACAGCAAGGAAGTCGAACCGATTTTGCGATCTTCAAGGAGTGGTGCAAGGCGTGTGACAGTACACCCTCTGAACAACTTATCGCCGAAGAGTTCCCTTCCCTTTTCGCAAGGTACCCTCGAGCCTGTCTCAAGTTTGTCGACCTCTTCTGCACCAAGCCAATGCTTGTGCCAGCGGACGCTGAGCTTCGGGACTGGCAACTAACTCTGTATGACATGTTGCAGCAGCCCGCTGATGATCGGAAAGTGATTTTCGTGGTCGATGCCGTAGGTAACGTGGGAAAATCGTGGTTTATTCGTTTCATGCTTTCTAAGCATGGCGAGAAAGTGCAGCGGCTCTCTGTCGGGAAACGTGATGATTTGGCATATGCGGTGGATGAAACTAAAAGTATTTTTTTGTTTGATATCCCCAGGGAGCAACTCGAGTACATGCAGTACTCAGTCTTGGAGCAGCTTAAAGACGGTTTGATCTTTAGTTCTAAATACGAAAGTCGCACCAAAGTTATGCGTGGTCCTGCACATGTTGTTGTGATGACTAATGAGCCACCTGATATGAATAAATTGAGTATCGATCGTTATGAAATGATGGTGCTTAATTAATTAGTAACGCATATAATGCCAACCTGCATCTGTGAAATAGTTTATGTTGTGAAACATAAGCCTAGCCACTCCCTCTGGCGTATTATCTGTTTGTTGCTTATCCATAGCATACAACCAGAATACAAGAAAGATGTTGTGGTCTTGCGGGTATTCCGCTCCAGCAGCATCGGATTCAGCTTCGAATCGCACTTGTGTGGACAATTTGATATATTCATTTATGTCCACATAACCATCTTGCTGAATGGAACCTCCGAGTGCAAGGGAATTGGCAGTAGTGTTGTTATTACGGAACAATAAGCTCTTGCCTTCTTTGATCACCAAAAATTCCCTGGTATTGATTTGTCGGGCATCAGCCATCGTTGCTGTGTCAGTTGTATTGAAAGCAGCATCGTTCATTAACTGATTTTGGTCCTCAAATTCTTTAAAGAAGTTGGTGTCCGAAATGTTGATGTTTGTTGTCCCATTGGTGGAATCTTTGTTGCAAACTAAAGCCCACCTGAGGGTAACTGGCTGTTTTGTCCACTCGGCTGTGTTGGTACCCAGTTTGAACCTGGCAACGATTTTGACTCCTTTGCAATTGACGGCACCAGTTGCTCGCCTTGTGCCATCACTCTCGTTATCACTCCATGGTATTTTTATCATTGGGAGTGTATACAGGGTCTTATCGTTGACGTTCTGGAAGTTGCTGCCATAAAATGTTCGTTTTGTGGCTGCGCCTGTTCCTGGTCGGTATCCGAGAATTCGGTTGATGGCCGTCTGTCCGACTTTACGGACGGAACGAGCTTTTGTTGGAAGAGTTCCTCTGATACCCCTGACCCGGGTTCCCATGCGACCTCTGCGCACGCGTCCTCTACGGATAGGAGTACGGCGGACTGTACGTGGTGTACGTGCACGTGGTGTGGAGCCTCGGCGTAGTCTTCCACCCGGACTACGGCCCCATACTTGTCTGTACCTACGGGCAATGTTTGAACCGAACACGCGGTCTAGACGTTGTGGCATCATATTTGAAATGTCGTGTGCGAACCTTACCAAATTATTATGCGCTCGTCGTCCTTGGCGTGAGAATTCGTTAAATCCTAATAGACCTAAATATGGATTAACGGCTCTGTACACGTATGGAGATACTGCTTGTCCTACACGATATGGCACCAATGCCATATTTGAAAATAAATGTGTGAAGTTCAAAAAAAAGATTTTAGGAGGGAGCTGGTTAGTATTACCCAGCTCACCTCTGGATCTTGGCACATTTTTTTATTTTCTCATCCTGATGTCTTCTCTCGCAAAACGTTGGGTGTTCACATTGAACAATCCTACTCCTCGTGAGAAGGAAGATTATTTCGCTTGGGCGTCGACAAATGCCGCTTATTCCGTCGTGGGAATTGAAACAGGGTCCTCTGGGACCGTTCACCTCCAAGGATTCTTCGTTCTTAAGCGAAAACGCCGACTCGGACAAGTTAAGCTTATCCCAGGATTGGGCCGAGCTCACCTCGAAATCTGCCGAGGAACTGCCGAACAAGCTGCCAACTACTGTAAAAAGGATGGAAACTTTACAGAGCATGGCGTGTTCCCAGTTGGACAGCAAGGAAGTCGAACC